CTCGCTCTCCGTCGTCCTGTCAATAGCCAAAACACCCAGCTGGGCAAGTATCAGACCGGTCCCAGCCCCAATACTGTCATAAGCCCTTGCTGGGACTGCAAAATTGGCAGTCCATCTGGCGACTCCCTTTGAAATTCTAAGCTCATCAACATAGCCATTGAAATTATTTGATGTGTATTCTCCTTGCCGGCCTACCGACACATTATTTGAAGAATCATTAACTGTTGCCCCTGCTCCAAGAGCCGCGGTTCCATCCCCAGCACCATCAATGTAGAGATACAGGGTGTCTCCGCTTCTCACAATCGCTATGTGATGCCAGGTTGTGGTATCTGTGATGGTCCCCGTGGAGGTCGCCGTTTTGAGCTGTGTGCTAACGCCCACGCCGGCATTCAATTTATTGTCTGCGCTGAAATAGAAAAAAAATGAGGTTGAGGCAGCGGTTCCCGAGCTGTCATTTTGGCCCAAAACACGATAAATGGCCCCTGTCGCTCCTCTTTTTAACCAGAAGTCGATAGTGAAAGCGTTCGTTCCAAGGGTAAAATCTACTGAATCAGGGGTATCAATCCAATCACCACCGGTGCCAGTAGCCCCCGGGAATGAACCACATGCTCCTCCAAACTCAGAGTCAGCCGTGATTATCTTGGCCGCTCCATGAGCCGTCCAGGCATGGCCACTCCCAGCAGACGCACTCTCTGTAAAAGTGGTGGATTGATCAGCTCCGTCCATGTGAAGGAGGGAGACAACATAGGAATCATTCCCAATTACATGCTCATCAAATGTAACCGTCTCAACTCGGCTAACGCTTAGATCGGCCATATTGTCTTCCAGATCTCCTCAATTATGAGGTAGAGGCTGTGAAGACCACATCATAGGTGCAGTTCACGGCCTGAGTCGTTCCCAGCGTGCTCGATGCGAAAGAACCACCAGCGAAGATCGAATTTGCAGCGCTGGTCGCATAGAGACCAATACAGGCAATCGTCCCGGGCATGGTCGAACCGCTTGCGAAGGTCGCCAGGAACCGAACCGTATCTCCGGATGTCGAAGACGCCCTGGAAGTAAATTGAGTGGCTCCAATGGCCACTCTCAAGCTCGCGGCGATCTCCCCGACCAGGGATGAAGCGTTGGAGGCGATGGCAGATTGAGAGCTCCCGAGGGCCATGTAGTGAATTGAAGAGGACCCTGCACTCTGGGCAAAGAGATAGCTCACATATCCGGTGAGTCCAGCATTCGGGATGAGATTGTGCTGCCACCCTGAATCTCCGACAATCTTTCCCCTATTCTTGCCTTTGGTCTCTACGATGTGAACCCTGTAAAAACCTTCCATTGTCAATCCTACTACTGGTGCTTTTTTGTGTGCTAACCCTCTCATGCGGTTTCCTCCTTTTACTTTTCTCCGGGGCCCTTTGAGCCTGCCCCGATTTTTTCAGATTGAAAGATGTTTAAATCCTTCGGCTTCTCTTCCCCGTCCACAAATACCTTCACTTCGATGACATTCCTCAAGTCAACATCACGATCCATTTCTTTTTCTTCCATTACAATCTCCCTCTGTTAGGCGTGAGCACCGTCGGCCCATACCTCAATCTCTGGATTTCGTTGTAGGCCTTGGCCTTGCTTTTCTCAAATAAACCCTTGTGCTCCTCGGCTTTGCCTTTATCAAGGCATTGCGAGTCCTGTTTCTGATAGGCTTCTCTTAAAATTCCGTCCACGAGATAATCGTGGTAGTCCACCCTTATTTCTGGAGATTGGGTCTCCCAGAGGTCAATAGTTAATTGGACAAGAGGAAGCCTTGAAACGCTAAGATTAAGCGTGTCGGTCACTTTCTGAATGATCCCTCCAGTAACGACTGTTTCGTCCGTGATAGCAGGTGTCACCGTAAATGAAGAGGTCCCGATAGTGACCACCGTGTAAGTTATCGGCGCAACCGTCGTCCCGTTATAAAATGTCCCTGAAACCACCACCTGGCTCCCCACCGCTAAAAGGGTGGAAAAGTTTGTCCCCGTTTGGGCAATCGTAGCTGGCGCGGTGAATGTAAAGGCGCCCGTCCAGTATCCCAGGGTAGATTTCGGGAATCGAACCACCTTTAGATAACCTGTGGAATAATCCGGCAGGATAAAGCGTGGATCCCCGCCCTGGGTCCTCCATGAGTAGGCGTTCCGATCCAGCCAGATCTCATCCTTCACATCTATCCTTGGCCAGCCAGAAGTAAGCCAGCCGTTATGGATCTCCGTGATCCTCCGATCCATGGGATAGGTTAGCTTATTGGCTATAAGAGGAATTTGGCAGATGGCCGGCGTGGCATCATCCCGGAGGCATCCCGTTTCTCGGCACCATTCATTGTGGGAAGTATTCAGATAGGAAAGGAGTTCCGGATCATCCCAGAGGTTGTTTTTAACCGTATCATCGAGCTTTAACCTGGCAGACCAAATGATGTCCTTGGATACCATAAGACCTCCGATAGCAAGGGAATTAATTAATGCCCATAAGAAAATGGGAAGAAGGGAAGTTTATTCCCTCCTTCCCCTACCAAATTGGTTCTGAAAAGATCAGCTAATCGCTGCCAATATAGCCGTGTATGACTTTTTCCCAGGAGGGAATATCCAGGCCAAAAATAAATCCCTGGCCTTACTCCCATCACTCATGTCCAAGAAACCAGCCGAGATGAAGAGGTCATACCAAGCCTTCTTATTGGCATCGAGAGCTGTGTATTCATCAGAATCCGTAGCTTCCAGAATTTTGGAAGTTGAGATGAGATGAAGAAACTTATTCTTGATCTTTGTTATATTGGCTTCGGCCTGATTCAGCCTTATCTGGTTCTCTGCTGCAAGTGTTACGGCTGTCTCAATCGCAACACTTAATTGAGTATCTCGTTCCATATATTTCTCCTAAGCTATGGAGACGGCTTTTCCGCCAAGCTCTCCAGCGATCGCAGACCCGTTAGCCACATATATCCTGGTGTTGGTTCCTGCATCATATTCGTCAACTCCGACGCTGGTGCAATCCATAAAAATCAGTTTCCCATGAGCAGGAAGACCGCTGGCAACAAGACCAGCAACCGAGGTTCCAACCCCCAAAAACTTGCAACGATCAAACAGCATGTAGCCATACTCGACAATCAGGTCAGCGACGTTGATCGGTTTCATGGTTGTCTGAGTCGTATTCCACATAAACACACAATCCATGAAATGTGTCCCAACGTTACCATTGGTAGTTCCTGGGCAATAAAGCTGACTGCCACTTGCTCCGGTAGCCTGCTGGTTCCATTGACCGATAGTGCATCTCCTAAAGGTAAGAGATCTCGCACCGTCTAACAGGGTTAGATTCTTATAGGCAGCCGCTCCCAGAGTAGCCGAGATCGGGGAATCAAATTGGCAATCCTCGAAATAGTTATAGGAAGCGTTCACGCCCAATGTGACATTCTGCACTCCCATGGCATCGGCATAGTCTCTCTGCCAATGGATCGATTTGAAAATATTTCCGATCCCCGTGATGTAGAATAGGATTGTGGCGAATGCAGCTGAATCATACATTCGGCATCTTCCACCATACACTCCAGGGCCCGCCAGACCGATAAAATGCGAGAAGTTCTTTGCCCATGTGAACGTTGAGGTCAAAGTAAGGTAACTTGACCCAGGGACCCAAAAAAGAGCATCATTTTTGTTGTCCACCAGCTTGGCATATCCAGCTGATAGAGATTTCACGGCATTGGAAATAGACTTTCCGGAGTTGCCATCGCTGCCGTTCACCGGATCAACGAAAAACTTATTTCTAAACATCGGGAGGCTTGCGCCACCCCTGATCACGTCAACAGTCAATTCACCCACATTTAGTTGTTCATATTGCATAATATCCTCCTCTTCACGTCGTCTGAGCTTCCCAGCCCGTTACTAAGGAGGGGAGTTGCCTCCCCTCCAGTTAAAGGTTTATTGACCTGTGCCGCTGGACCCAGCGTTGTAAGCCTGTTTCCCAACGATGCAATCGACACAAACGTCGAAGACCGCGGTGAAAATGCTCGCGGTGAGAAGAACGATGGAGACATAGTCCGTCCCGAGCCCTGTATTCCAGGCGGTAGGAACCGCAATCCCGCTCGCTTCACCCCAACCGGCGCTGATGATCGCTCCCAGACCCGTCAAAGCATGGGTGCCGCTAAACGCGGTCGTGTTAATATAAATCGTGATGGTTCCCGTCGGTCCTGTCGCTTCAACCGTCCGAACGAGGATCCATCCTCCTCTAACGATCGTATTCTTTGGGAGGCTGAAAAGTTTATACGCAAAGGTGCCGGAGGTATAGATCAAGCCTCCAGCTGCGGTCAAAACTCCACCCGCAATCAAAGCAGGAACATCAACCTTCGCCGACATGATGACGTTTTTATAAACGCCTTCACTTGGGTAAGCAGGGGCGGAGGTTGAAGCCTGATATGTGTTTCTGAGATCAACATCTGCTGACATTACCATAGTGTTTCCTCCTTTTTAGCCGCTAAGAGCAGCCGTTATTTGTGGCCGTATAATGCCCCAACGGCCTCGGTTTTGAGGATCTTGGCCCCGTAAATGATCAGGCCTCGAACCTTATCCGCGAAAGCCCTCTGGGCTCTCAGGGTCTCTGTCTCTGTCAGCTGGGCTGCAAAGGAGGGGCCGAAAGGATGCCCGAAGGGGATAGCTGTGCAGGTCACGCCATCGGAGATCGTGGGGAGAAGATTCGACACATACAGCGTGAACATATCGATTTCCCCAAGCCGCCCGTTCCGCATCACGGAAACGGAATCGCCTGTGATGGAGGCGTTTTTGAGATCGGACTTTTTGATCAGACCCGCGAACCACACAGGAATGATCATCCACATTCTGTCATTGGGAACATTCTGCTCGGTCAAACAGGATTCGGCGTCCACGATATACTCCAGGACGTTTGCCTTATCGAAGGTGACCGGTGAGCCATAAGCCCCGATGTTGTAGGCTTGGCTCTTCACGCCTGCAGTTAAACCCTGGTTGTAGGCGTGACATTGGCCCATCACATAGGAATTGGCCGCGGTGGGAGCAAAGAATGTGGAGAAAATGTCTGTCTCGATGGTGATCTTCTGCTGCCTTCCAGCCTCATCCGTCCACCGGTCGAGAAGATTCAGGTCACTCTGGACGTCCATGACATCGTCCAGCAAAACCGACCAGTAATAGCCCTGGTCGATGGAAAGAGATGTCGGGGTCGAAACTGGACGCTCATCTTCGAGGTCCTGGCCGACGACATACTTTTTCATGGTGATCGGAGCGACGGTCCGGATGACCACGGTGTCGCCATATTTCTTGATCTCCATTGTGTTATCGACAGGCTCTTTATCCTGCCATCTCGCCTTTTCAGGCGAGTTCAGACTATATCTTCTACTTTTATCTTGCGAAATGCGAAAGTTTCGGTTATGATTCCAGCATGAATCGGAAGATTCCCGAAGATGTTGTGCAAATGATGATCCGCAGAGGATTGACCGCGAAGGAAATTCAGAATGCGGTAGGAATCTCTACGGCCCGAGTTGGACAGATCGCTCGCAAGCATGGGTTGAAACTCATCGATCCGTATCACAAAGGATTTATTATGCACAACGGTTATCGCATGATTCACCGGCCAGATCATCCCCATGCCGACAGCAAAGGATACGTCGGAGAACACCGTATCGCCCTCGAAGCAAAGATCGGACGATTTCTCGGTGCTGACGAGCTCCCTCATCTCAACGGGAATAAGTCGGATAACAGGCCAGAGAATCTTGAGGTTCATATCGTGACTGACCACGTTCGCCATCATCATAGAGGCAAAAAAGGTCGTGGCCCCGATAAGAAGCCCCGCAAGAATGCAAAAGCAGCGCCCCATTCGTGAGGATTTCACCTTTTGCGAGATCAGGTTACTTTCCTTAGTCGTTGAGCCTTCGGCTCCTTTCAGAGTCGCTTGGTTGCTGATTGCCCCACGCTCAGAAGTTTTACGGGTCGTTGCTCTGTCGCCAGTCAATAGCGTCCCTGAGCTTTTTAGGGTGTTCCAGCAGTTAGAGGCGTTTTCTGAGAGCCAGATCATTTTTGACCCTCATAGTCGGTGTTCGAAATGTCGGTGAGGCAAGTCGCATCGTAAAACTTAATCAGAATCTTGCCGGACCAGATCTCGGGTATAAACCTACTTCCCGACCTGGTATAATCCGGTTGTTCTGGAATCCTTGGGTATGCCATAATTTCCTCCTTATCCGTCAACGATTAGACCCTTTGCCGTTTTGTCATCGATCATGGCAATGAGACGCGCCTTTTCTTTTGGATCATTCGCATATTTCCTTACTGCGATATCCTTCATGGTCTTTTTGACAAAGGATCGGGTTATGGTTTTTTTGTCTTCGAGCTTTTGACCGTCCACCGGTGGCTTGCCGTGCGAGCCAGGTTTCGGAAGCCCGAGGTTCTCTTCTTCGATTTCCAATTCTGTATCTTTTTTCGGAGGGTTTTTCTCGGCAATAAAAGCGTTGAAGTGTTCGGCGACTGCCGGATAGTCTTCTCCACGATAGGAGGCCATCATCAGGTCATACCTGAAATGACCGGCGATCTTCTTCGTCCCAGCCCACTTCAAGAATTCGGATCCTGGAGCATTCATCAGTCTCCAGTTGCCACGTTTATCCACAAGGGTATCCATTTCTTTCTCAAACCCTTGTCCCTCCGTTTTCTCAACCCTCCTCGTCACCGTGCTAACGCCAGCTTCAAGCTTTCCCAGCCTCTCCTCAAGAAGGGCGATCTTTGTATCCCTTTCTTTGATCGCTCGCTTTAATTGGATCTCGCTTAGTTTTGAAACCTCTGGAAATTGTTCTTTGAGGGAAGTGAATTCGGCTTCATCTGGCTCGGGTGGGGGAGGTTCTCTTTTAAGAGCTGAAATTTCACCCTTAAGATTTGCAATCTGTTCGGCAAAGGTTGTATTCGATCGGATGAGGTCTGGAATTTCGGCGTTATATTTCCCCTCCAGCGTCATCCTCCTCTGCTTTTCTTCTTGGTAGAGAGCTTTGTAATCCGGCTCTTCTACGATGGGCTCTTCAACAACGGGCTCTTCGGGAGGAGTCTCTAAGGGATCAGTCTCCACCTTATCGGTGGGCTTCTTCTCGTAGGCTTCCTTCCTGATTCGCTCCGATATCTCTGCCTGTCTTGCCACTACTCCTGGGATTGCCATGGTGTTTCTCCTTCCGGCGCCGTTCCTGGACTATGCCATACGGTCTGCCTTGGTTTATTTTTACCGCCACCATTACGTGGTCTGGTAAAGTTCCAATAAAAAAGGCTCCGGTGAGTTTCCTCACACGGAGCCTTGAGAAGCCGGATATTTCCGGTGCTAAGAGCAACCGCCTAATTTTGTAAAAGCATTACACCGCTTTTAAACCAATGTCAAGGTTCTTTTTTCTATTCATCCTCCTGAGTATGCTTTCTTCGTGCCGTTCCGCATCAAAAATATTTCCCGATTCATCAATATGAAGAACAACTTTCCCGGCAAATCCTGGCCAGGTAAGCTTCATCTCCATAAGACCTTCGATGACTTTCTCTTTAGGCGTCATAAGCTCTACGATGCCGGCATTTTAATCTGTGGCTCTTCTGTTTTTTCGGCTTCTTTTGCTTCCCTTAAAGCGAGCTCTTCGTCGGGATTTTCGAGATAGGTGCAGAGGTTAAAAAGGAAGACACTCGCACCTTGGTAATTTCTCACCTGGTCATTTGTCAGGTGAAGTCCCAGAGCAGCGCTATTCTCGTGCTGAATGAGCTGCTCGGCGAACCATTTTGAGATCATCTCCCAATTTGGATCATTCATCTTCTTGAGGTTTGCCATTGCTCTCAACACATCGTCCGGAATTTCAAAAGGATTCGCCATATTTCTTTACCTCCTCTTCTATTTTTTCGGTGCTCCAGAGACACTTTAAGCCGTCTCTTGGATCCTCAAAACGGCCATCGAAGACTCGGCATATCTTGGGCCGGTCTCCGTAAATATTGCAGAGAAAAGTGGAATTCTTAAATCCCTCTCCCCACGATTCTATGTTTCTATCGAGATGAGGACAGGGAAGAGGAATTTTCAACCGCCAATCCTTCTGGGTTTCTCTAATAATCTGAATCGATCTTGCCCTAAACCATTCCTTCCAATCAAGGGCAAGGGTGAATGGTTCAGGTTTTCTCACCTGCAGGATGAAGAATTGGCAGCACTCCCCACACTTTTTGCAAAGCTCTGATTTAGTCGGCATTAGTTCTTCTCGCTTTTGTAGTAGCCATCGACCGTGCAAGTTCCGTTTGTGGTCAATGTCGTAATATTGATGCGGACGTCATCTACCGGCATTTCTTTTACGAACCGGTAAGCGATTTTTGCCGTGATCTCTCCGGCCTGGAAAATGGATTCAACTCCAGACGAACCGCTGCCGAGGTCCACAAACGTGAGATCAACCCATCCGCCGCCGGCGATTCTCCCTTGCAATTTAAATCTCACGGCGGAAACGGCTCCGGTGACATCGGTAAATTTCACGATAACGGCATGATTCATCGCACCGCTTCTAACGGCTGGCCCCGCCCCTGTTCCTGTTGCTGCATTAAGTATTTGAGCGCCCATGTTTTTTCTCTCCTTTTTTATTGTGGAGGCGCCGGCACTTCTTTCGGGCCAGCTCCCTCTACTGTTTGAAAATCTTTTCCCTGGGTTTTATCCCCAGCCTCGTTAAGACCCATCGGTTTCGCCTGGCTCGGCAAAGCCGCTTGATTAACAATGGGGACCTTCCAATCTGACTTAATGTCAAGAGGATTGATCTCGTGAGCCTTAAGAATGGCTTTAAGAAGATTCGTTGCGCCTTCGGGGCCGAGGATCTGTTGCCAGAATTGGTTAGACATCGTGCCGGATAATTCAGTCATCCTCGCGGCCTGTTGTTCTTTTGCTATTAGAGATCTCACTCCTTTGGCCACGATCTTCATATCCCCGACAAGCCCTGAGAATTTCTTTCTGTCCATATTCCAATCAAACTGCCTCTGGATAGAGTCCTCTATGATGTTTCGGTCCATATTTTTAAGGACGAGCTTGATCCCTCTTGAAGAGGCGGTCTGGAACATAGAGAACCCTGATGCGGTCGTCCCAGCTCCTCCGGCTTGAGGATTGCCGTGGGCATAGGCTGGAATTGTGAATTCGTCTCCGAGTGCCATGAGGAATTTGATTGCCTCAATAAGTTGCTGAGCGACAAGAGGAGGCTGATAAAATTCAATGGCCTTGATCGTTCCACGTGAAACACCCTCTGAGTATTTCACCCACCATCTCTTCCAGGGTGTCATCTCTCCCTTCTCGAACTGGCTGAGGACGGATTCGTCGATTGTGACTTGCGGTCCCGATGCCATCCCGACGTTATTGCATAGAGCTCTGATACAAGAATTGATGGCTCCCCCAATATCCTGGATCACTTCCGGAAGGCCCAGACCGAAGAAAGAATCGGGAAGGTTGATGAAGGAGCATTTCGAGTAATTTCTCTCTCCCAGGGGATTTGGATTGAGGACGGCCTTAATGATGTGGTCCCCGATGAGATAAGCCTCCACGTCATAAAACTTATCCGCATCAGGAGCCTTCTTTACCATCCCCTTTGACCAATCATGGAGTTTTTTGCCCTGAATGGGGCCGTGATATTCGAGGCAATCAATTTCATCCCAATCCCAGAGCATCATTGGGTCGTGCTGCTCTGCTTCCGCCCTATCAACATCGATCATCGTCCATTCGCGATATTTATGGCCTCCTGGCTCTTTCAATTCCTTGAGGACAGCCCTTATCTCCTCATCATCGAAGCCTGGGAGTCCCAAAAAGCCCTGAATATCGGTAGGGGTGTAACGGAGCCGATCGAAGAAATAGCCCTTCTGAAAAGAGGTCACTCCTGGCCCCGGGTAAATATCAAGAGTAGGTCTTCTCTCGTATTGCGGGACCTTCTCGTCTTGATAATAAATGGTTGGGATCCCATTTTCTTCGTTATATTTAACTTTCCTCTGTTTCTCAAGCCTCACAATGGGGCCTTTCAGGATCCCGCATTTCATAAAGATGTCTGGGATGATATTTTCAATGGATTCATACCAATCGCCTTCTTCGAGCTGATCCTGGATCACGTCTTTCATCTCCTTGGCTTTGGCCTTCGCATAATCCATGATCACCTTCTGGGCTCCTTCCCGAAGCTCCGGAATCGCCTGTTCGATTTGCTGGGTGATAAAATTTGCGTCCACGGGCTGGCCGGACTGTGCGCTTTCGGCAAGAATCTTCTCCAGCATCTTGTCCATGAAGGCATCGATCAATCTATCTTCAAGGGCTTCACCAAGGGAAGGTTTCGGGGTAGGCTCAATCTCGAATGGAATATCGCTGAGGACATCGGAGATCCAGGCATTGGCGCTTCTCCATTTCGTTTGCGTATAGAGGAGGTAGGCTTCCGAACCTCCGAATTCCCTGATCTGCGCGAGCTTGTCCGGATCGTATTCTCCGGCGATCTGCCTCATGTTCCTTAAAATTTGCTGCTCAACGTCAATCCTGTTTCTCTTGGCCGCTTCCCATGCCTTTCGGAGATGACCGACGAGACTTACCGCAACCGCCTCTTTCTCTTGGGTTTTAAGAAGATCCTCGGCCTCTTTCTGCTTCTCCTTCTCTATCGTGTCATTGGTCTTTAGAGTAAGTAAGCCCATATCGTTCTCCTTTTTTAAAGGTGCGCTCCCAGGTTAATCTTAGATGAATGATCTCTCGTTTGGCCATGAAATCTCATGTCCTCTTCTTCTCTCGATGGCCCCATGGCCGCATATTGAAGGGCGTCGTGGAGATCCGCCGCCTTATTTTTAACCGGCACGTCTTTATAGATCTCTTTGCCCGAGATCTGCTTCCTCTCCATCCTGTATTCCCCGAGAAAACCTTTATGGAGGGTCTTGCATCGGCGGTTGAGGAGGTATTTCCCACCGCCTTCAACCATCCCCATAAGAAGTCTATTGACGGCCCCATAGCGGGCATCCCAGGAGTTCGAAAATGCCTTGAAGACATTCTCGATCCCCAGCATCTTTGCCTCTTTTTTGGCGTTGCTCGGGTTCGTATCACTTCTTTTGGCTGCAGGATCCATGATCACATATATCCTCGACCAGGGGATCCCTGTATAGTTTCCCCACATAAAAGGCTTGACCACATCGAGCAGAAACGTTCTTGCGTCCGTTGATTCGGCATAGAGCTCATCATAGGTGCAGAATTTGTCATTTGGGAATCTCTGATTTATGGTCCAGCCCTGGTGGTTCCCCGTGCAGTCCCAGCCGCAGGTTAGGGGATAGGTTGGATGGGCTTCGAGTTCCTTTGGGTATTTCTCGTTTGGGACAAGATGAAAATGATCCGTCCAATTCGGATAGACAGGTTTTCCGTCTCTCACATAGCCATACTTTCCATCGACATAAACGGTGATCCATCCCGCATCCTTCCCCACCATCAAATCGGTGTAATACCCTTTACGGAGATTTTTTAAGTTTTCGGCTAAAAGGCTTCTCCCAGAAGGTTGTTTATAAATCGCAGTCAGCGGGATCCCTGCATCCTCTCCTCTCCCGCAATTCGGGCATTTCGGAGGAGCGGGCTTCCCGTCAACTTCTCTTGGCGTGTATTGAACCGCGCCGCCGTCGGGGTTCAGGCAAACAGGACAGGCCAGCGGTCTCTCTTCTTCAAAGAGTCTATAAAACCAGGAATCGGTATCGGGTGGGTTTGTGTCTCCAAATATACCGGACCAGGTGCAACCTCCATCGACTTCCGCGGGGAATCTTCCAACACGACCGAGCATCGTATCAAAAATAAGTTTGGCAATTTCCCTGACTTCATTAAACCATGCAAAACTGAGCTCCAAGGAGAGGAGGTTATCGACATCGTCGGGATCATCGAGGGGACGAAACATAACTTCACACTCGACCGGTGATCCATCAGAGGCCGACATTTTAAGTTGAAAATTTCTTCGTGTTTTCTCTTGATATCCAAACTTCCTCATCCAATGTTCCCAGGTCTTATAGGTCGTATCATCGAGTTCTCTGTTCGTGTTTCTTATGACGGCGGCTCTGGTCCTCCGGATACCGTCTCTATCGGGAACTTGTTCACAGGCCCGTTTGACGATCTCCATGACCCCGCCACCGCTCGACTTGCCGGAGCCGATAGGACCCATTAAAGCACGGATTCTTGTATTGTCTTGGGCATAATTCCAAATGGTGGGAACATCGGAGTAATCATATTTGACTATGTTCGGATCGTCCATTTGCTCTCCCCCAAAAGAAAAGGGCTGATACGAAGGTTACGGCTCCGTAACAGCCCTCTCTCCTGGGCAGGATTCAGCAAGCGATGAGCCCGCCTATCCATTCATTTATTTATTAACATTCACATCTTTACCATCGCCCTTGTAAGTCCGAGGCCTCACAACGGGTTGAGGTTTATTCACCGGAACATTTCCGCCGCTTTCATCCTTATAGGTTCGTGGCCTCGCGGCTCCTTGAGGTTTTATTTCAGCCTCGGCTTTTGGGACGCTAATCCCTGCGGCTTCTTCCATTTTTTCAATCATACTTTTTGGCATAGTTTCCCCTTCCTACTTGTCTTCCATGCGTTGTCACTATTTTTCGCATATCAGGATCTATAGAGTGTAAAATTTTCAATGTGGCCAAATTTAACAGAATCAATAGAACCCGACTCCATACCCCAGCCTGATTCAAACATCTCTGGGTCGATCTTCTCTGCTATCTGCTCTGGGGTTAAACCTTCTTCAAATAATTTCTTAATTTGGGCAGTCAAACCCCTTACAAAATGGGGGACTGGTTCAAACAACTTGTCAAAAGACCACATCCTGTTATAAAATTTACTTAAAACCTTCTGGCTCCAAATTTCGGGGTTAAATTGAACATTACTTGTCTGCTTCATTTTTCTCCTCTGGGTCTGGAGTTACCCATTCAACGATATGCCCTGTAATTGGAATTTTAGGCGGGTCCGGATTAGGATTTCCGTATTGAGGATGGTCTGAGGTCGTGGGATAAGCCATAATTATTCCTTGCAAAGATGTTCGCCTGCGTGTTTGGTGCTCATCTTGGATTTGCCGATCCCCTCGCAATGGCCAGTTTCAACGCCCGGATCTCCCTGGGATCCGGTCTTACGTTTCTTCGCGTAATCGTGGAGCTGCTTTTTGCTCATCTTTAGCATCCCACGATTTCTTTTGTAAAGCTTCTCCGGCTCATGCTCCGCGATCGCTGCGGCGATCCTCATATTCTCGCTCGTTGCTGGCATCATCATCCTCCTTTAAGAATTTCTAAACCTTCTCTGCATGGAATTAGATGCCATTGTAATTCCCCATTTCTGACAATGTCAAGACACTCTTTGCAGGAGAAGAACCAACCGACGACTAAACCATCTCTATGATGAGCGATCATCGTAAGGTCTCTATCCTTTTTGCACAGCATACAATGGGCAAGATCAAAGAGATTATTTTTCTCAAACGGGTCCTTTGCCATCCTCGGTCTCCTCGGTCTCCTTCAATGGAAGTGGGGTTAGTGGGTTCTTGACTTTTTGGCCTGGCGCCATGATGATCAGCGTCGGTCCCATAACATTAACGTCCCCTGATGGCTTTTGATCTTCCCCCTCTGGGAGAACCACTCTCCCTTGTGGAGGATCGAAGTGAACATTATCTTTTAAATTTATCGTCATATCCCTAAGATCTTTCGGGTCAAAATCGTTTATGGCTTTTCGGAGCCGTTCCATCTGGGCAATCTCATCGGCTGTGGCTTCCCTCTTTTCCTTGATAAGGGTTTCATGGAGAAAGGAGAGGTCTTTAAGCCAGGCGCTCATTTGATAAAGATGCTTGATGGCTCTTTTTCTGATCTCTCCGACCGTGATATTGAGCTGGCCGGCAAGGATCACATCGTCTTTTTTCTTAGCCTCTTTAAATTTCTCTTTCCAATTAAAAGTTTTTGACACCCTTTGGATCTGAGATTTGCTCTTCCCAATTTTGTCGGCCACTAACTGATAATTCTGGAGGTCAACCCAAAATTTAAAGGCTTCCTCATGCCAATCTTGGGGATTTTTAATAACCTGCCCGCTCATTTATGGCCTTTCGTAAATTCCTTTTCCTCTCCTGCAGAGGGATATTGAGTCCCATCCCATCCAATGTGACGGCAAAATACCGATGTGTCGCAGAGGTAGGGATATTTCTTTTTTTGAAGATCAGGCCAGCCAGCCTTTTTGAGCAAGCCCTTATCGATCAACCGGCTGTAGAACGTAAGATCCTCGGTGCCTCCGGTCGTCTTCCAGCATAGATCCTCGGCATCATAATAAGATCGGGTCGGGGTTTCAAAGACCCTTTTAACTTTCATCGATCCCAGGCTCACGGACCCGACCTGATATTCCTCGCTCTCTTCCCAAATTGCCATCAAGATAGACCTATGGATCATATTGCAACCCAAACCCATTCCATCAACCCAGACCTTCTTCCCCAGCTCCCATTTTGCGAAATAGCTGTTCCCCCTTCCCCGATACATAAGAGGCTCGCTCGGAACGGACTTCGTAAAATAAAGGCCTCCGAAGATTGGGACATCTCCCTTGACCATGTATTCATTCCATTTCGTAAAAACGCCTGGAGGCATCACAACGTCATGGTCTATAAAGAAGAGCCACTCAAACCCCCCGTCCCTGAATTGCTGGACGGCAACGTTTCTGGCATCGGCAACGAGATAGCCCATCGGGACGAACTGATCCATCCATTGCACGACCTCGACGGAGCTCCAGTTACAGGGGATCACCTGGCCGTATCTTGCCATCACCCATTCAGCCCTGAGAAGCCCTGTC